TATGCAAACTTTCCACCAACCATTGCTGATACAATTTGTGGAGCATCCAACTACCCCACACTCTCATCAGTGCAAAAAAACACAGATGCAACTTTAACTGGATGGACAACAACTGTAACAGCTGGTGATATTATATTATTCAATGTAATATCTGCAACCACAGTAACAAGAGTAAACTTAATTGTAAACGTAGTTAAAACATAACATATGGCAACATTAGCAGGAGGATCAACTTACACTATTTTATCAACTCGTCAAGAGGAGAATCTACTATTCACAACAGTGGAATATGATTTTAGTGGCACTATCGTAAAGGTAGAAGTACCGCATTTTGCACCACAATCAGTACAAGAGGTTGAGCAGGGTATTATTAATCGAGGAATTACAGAATTAAAAAAGATTGAGGACGCAAGAATAATTGCTCAACTATCAGGCAACTTACCAATATCAACTCCACAAGAATTACCAGTAGAGTAATATGGCAACTAAGACAGTTTCAACTACAGGTGGTAACTGGAACGCAGCTGCTACTTGGGCTCCATCAGGAGTTCCAGCTACAACCGATGATGTTATATTTTCACCTACATCAAGTTTTTTAAATGTTAACGTAGCTAGTACTTGCGCAACTATAAATTTTACAAATTATACTAACGCCATCACAATGAGTGCCGCATTAACAGTTAATGGTAATGTAACTTTTATTGCTGGATTAAGAGTTGGAGGTACAAATCAATTAACAATAGGAGCAGCTTCTACATTAACGTCTAATGGATTTGAATGGCCTAATACCTTAAACATTGGAACTGGTACTTTTACGGTTACATTATCAGGAAATGCTCGTGTATCAGGTAGCTTAACATTAGCAGCTGCAGGTGCTGCTACTATGAATAGTAATACAATATTTGTTAGTGGTGGTCTTACAGCTGGTAGATCAATATCTGGTACTACTACCATACAGCTAGTTGGAACCGGTACTTGGTCAGGTGCAGGTACTGTAACAAACGCACTAACAGTAAACACTACTGGAACAATAACTTTATCTGGTACCGTACTCAAGGGCACTGGAACACTCACCTGGACTGCAGGATCTCTTAATGCAGCAGGCAGTACACTCAGCTTAGCAGGAACGACTATAGCTGCAAGTGCAGTTACATGGAACAATGTTACGCTAGCAGGTGGAACTGCTACATTATCGGAAAATCTCAATGTAGGAGGATCATTAGCTGTAAACACTACTAACACTGTTAATGGTTTGTTTACAATTGATGTAGCTGGTAATTACGCACTAAATACAGGAAACTTAGCTGGAACCAGCACTTTAAGATTATCAGGTACCGGCAATATAACACAAGGCTTAAATTATACGACTCAAGTAGCGATGATTTTGAGTGGGTCTGGTGATTACGAACTCAAACAATCCCCAGCTGTAAATGAAACTAGAGCACTTACTAAAACTAGTAATCCACTCACTTATGAACGAGGCACACTTTCCGGAACCGGCTCAATTCAAATAGGAGCTGCTGGTGGTACACCAATGACAATGAGCCTCCTAAACTCAATGAGCTTTGATAGGCTAATTGTAGCAAATCCAATAACATGGTTTTCTGGATCCGGAGGTTTTAATGTTAATCACTTTACTGGCTCAGCTGCAGGAAGTAGAATCATACTCCAATCTGGAAGCAGATATACAGTTACTTCAAGCTTACAACTTCTAGGCACTGCAGCATCAAACATGATATTTACTACATCACTCGCTAACAGCTCTTCAATTTTTACACTTAAACAAGGAGCAGCGCAGGATGTAGAATATGTTATAGCAACTGACATAAATAGTGGTGAAGGACAAACAATTTGGGATTTTGGTGGAACTTTAACAAGAACAGTGAATTGGAATATACTCACAGCACCGCAAGGTGTAGCCTATACTTGGGTATCGTGATATTTATATAAAACAACTAATAGTTATTAACAAATGGAAAAAACAGTTTTTACAACAGAAGAGTTATCACAAATTAAAACTCTACAAGAAAAGTACAACTTGCTAGGTATTCAACTTGTACAACTTAAACTAGCACAAAAGAATGCTAAAGAGTATGCCGAATCGCTGGATGAGCAGGAAAAACAACTTACTACACAAATTATTGAAACCAACGGTGAAGAAAAAATCTTAGCAGAAAGCTTAGATAAAAAATATGGTGAAGGTTCGTTGGATCTCCAATCTGGTGAATTTACACCTAAAAAATAGCAAAATAAAACAGTTTCGAGTTATGTTGGACTATTTATATCAAACAACAACATAATCTATCAACATGGCCGAAAGAATAGTATCACCTGGAGTCTTTACAAACGAAAAAGACCTTTCGTTTTTACCAACCGGTATATCCGAGATTGGAGCTGCAATCATTGGTCCTACCTTAAAGGGACCAGCTTTTGTACCAACAGTAATTCGAAACTTTAATGATTTTATTGTAAAATTTGGTGGTTTAAGTGAAACTACCTACGTTCCTTATGCTGTTAAGAGCTACTTACAAGCAGCTGGAACAGTGACTGTGGTTCGAGTTCTGCAAGAAGGTGGATATGCTGGCAACATTATACAAATTGTTGTGTCTAGTAGCTTTGGCGAAAAACTTGTATCTACGCTAAGACCAACTACTACTGTAGGCCAAGCTTCAGGAAGCAGCTACACTAATTCAGATTTTTCATCAATGATTGGACAATCTGTAACTGGCTCTTTTGGTGTAGTTATTTCTGGTTCATCAGCACCAAGTGCATCACGAGTAACCGCTTCTCTTCAACCATCAAAACCAGCCTTCATTAGTAAGGTAGTTGGTGCTGGAGTAGTAAACTCAAATCCAGTATACGCTACTAGCACTTTTACAAACTTCTTAACGACAGTCTCTGCCTTATCTGGTTCAATTGTGTCAACGGTCTTAACCTCTTCGGCCGCTTTTGCAAACTACTCACAATCAACAGCAGGTCTTTATCAGGCAGCTAGAACTTCCTACATCACATCTCAGATTCTTGGAGGCCAACAACTATCACTATTTAAGTTTCATACTCTGGCAGACGGAACCGATACCAATAAATTTGTAAAAATAAGTATCATCAACAACTCCTTACCTGGAACTGTGCAAGGTACTGATTACGGTTTGTTTACCGTATTAGTTCGCGACTTCGCCGACACAGATCAGCAACCACTCGTACTCGAAACATATAACAACTTGACCTTGGACCCAGATTCACCAAACTACATATCTCGCCGAATTGGTGATAGATATTATAGGGTGAGTGATGCGGGGGTTCTAACTCTTTTGGGAGATTATGATAATGTTTCAAAGTATGTTCGTGTAGAAGTTGTTGATGATGTAAAAAACAAAGCAATTTCACCAAGTGTAAAACCTTTTGGTTTTGAAACTTTCATTCAACCAATTTCATCAAGCTACCGTATTCCAACTGCCTCTTACGTAATTCAAGACACTATTATTAATGGTGCTTACAATAAAAAAGCATATTACGGCTGGAATTTTGGTGAGACTGACAATGATATCTATCTTGAACCACTAACCTATAATTCGTTCCAGAACGGTACTAATTTTAATCTAGACACAAGTTTTGTACATCCTAGTGCATCCGCTGCTAGTGCTAACTCAGTATTTGTAGGTGGTGCAAGCATCTCTGGATCCACTTTTTCAGGTGTTGATGTTTCAAACATACTTAAATTCACTGTACCATTCCAGGGTGGATTTGACGGAATGGATCCAGCCATACCTAAAAACGTAGGTGCAAACATTCTTCCAGAAAACTTATTTGGAATGAACTGCTCAAACGCATCAAAAGCTGGAGCAAAAGCTTATATAAAAGCACTGAATGTGATTGCTGACGCTGAATCCTTTGATTTGAATTTGATTGCAGTACCTGGAGCTACCATTGCCGATCACTCAGCGATTGTGACTAAAGCTATTGAAGTAGCAGAAGATCGTGGAGATTGTTTTGTGATAGCTGACCCAGTAGTACAAGGAAGTTCTGTAGCAGCTGCAATATCAGCTTTGGATATTAACCCAATCGACTCTAACTACGTAGGTGTATACTGGCCTTGGATTAAAATACTTGATACTGATAGAAATAAACCAGTTTGGGTACCACCTTCTGTAGTTGTTCCTAGAGTATTTGCTTATAATGACTCAGTAGCTTTTGAGTGGTTTGCACCTGCAGGATTGAATAGAGGTGGCATTGCAGAAGCAATAGATGCAGAGATCAGATTAACACAAGCTGATCGTGACGATCTATATGAAAAGCGAATCAACCCAATCGCAACATTCCCAGCACAAGGTATATGTATCTGGGGTCAGAAGACGCTACAAGTTAAGCCTTCCGCTCTAGATAGAATCAACGTACGAAGACTATTAATAACTCTGAAAAAGTTCATTGCCAGTGCTTCGAGATACTTAGTGTTTGAAAACAATACTGCTGAAACTAGGCTAAGATTTGTAAACATCGTAACACCTTATTTGGATGGTGTAAAATCTCGTCAAGGTCTTTACGCTTTCCGAGTGGTAATGGACGAAACAAACAACACACCAGACGTAATTGACAGAAATATCATGTACGGTCAGATATACTTACAACCTGCAAAAACAGCTGAGTTTATTATTCTTGACTTTAATATTCTACCAACTGGTGCAACATTTACTAACGCTTAATACTTATATAAAAACACACTATGGCCAATTTATTAGACGATAGCCAAATATTTTTTACCAAGTACGAACCAAAAGTTCAGAACAGATTTTACTTGGTAAACACAGCAGGGATACCATCCTTCATTATTAAGAAAGTAACCCGTCCCCAACTCGAATGTGGTGAGGTTGTTTTGGATCACATTAACATTATCCGTAAGCTAAAAGGAAAGTGTAAATGGCAGGACATGACTATGACACTGTATGATCCAATTGTTCCTTCAGGAGCTCAATCAGTAATGGAATGGGTCAGAACCTCACACGAATCTGTAACTGGTCGTGATGGATACGCAGATTTTTACAAGCAAACTTTAGACATATTTACACTCGGTCCTGTGGGTGATAAAATTGAGCAATGGACTATTGTTGGTGCTTATGTAAAAACTGCTAATTTTGGTGACTTGGATTGGTCAACTGAAACTCAAGTTGAAATTCAGCTTACTATCGGATACGATTACGCAGTACTTAACTACTAATTTTAGAGAGAACGAAAGAGGAAAGGCCAACCAAAAGTTGGCTTTTTCTTTTTAATTTATGTATATTTATTAAAAAGAGATTATGATGCCGTTTCTAAACTGGCCTGAGTTTGCAGGTCTTCCTTACAACAGAGGACTAACCACTGAACAAATAAGACAACGCTACATGTGGTACTTGACCGAACAAACAGCAATAGTAGAGGGGGCAGGAGTAACATCAGCAGCTGCATCAGCTGGAGGAGGGGGTGGAGCTCCATCAGGTCCACTAGTGTATAAGTATCTGTTTGTAACTTCCCTAGATAATTTTGATCAATGGCGTATAGATGGAGTAACCCCAGATCCAACAGGAACTCAAAATTACTCAAGCATACAAGCTCTAGGATACAATACGTACGCAGCTTTACCAGCACCGGGTCAGTCAGTTTATTTGTGGTTACTTACACCAGACCTAACTAAATCGGTTGAAGTGTATGATTTTGATGGAAACACTATTACAAACACTCCAATGCGTGTAATGGGTAATCAACTTCAACCATCCCTAACCACAGAAACTTTCGAAGTGACTGATCCAACAGCTGCATATGTAAGTAAAATAACTATACGAAATAGCGATATCAACTTTAGCCCAGCACAATTACCATTGTCTGATGCTAGTTTTGCTACATCTTTTAACACCTTTGTACAAGCAATCTTTGGATCTCAAGCAACAGGAACAGCTGCATTGGATGGTACTATGGTTGGCTTCACATTAACAAACACCTATTTTGTTGACTTAGTAACAAACTCAATAACACTCACTGTACAAGATCCTGATCTTGGAGCTATATTGTATACTTTCTCTTAACAGTTTTCATTATCGTTACTATTTATAATAGAACAAGGTCACAAATTATAAGTTTTAAATTATGTCAAAAGTTGTAAACGACAATTATCCAGTAGCTCGCCCAATCTCAAACGAGGAGCTTATTGCCAAACTCACTGCAGGTGCTTCAGAGGAAGCAACCCCAGCACCTAAACAGTCAAACATTCCAACAGAGGTCATTGAATTACCCTCTCAAGGATATTTCTATCCAGAAGGTCATCCACTCAGTGGTGGTACGATTGAAATGCGATACATGACTGCCAAAGAAGAGGATATTTTAGCATCACAAAACCTAATCAAACAGGGAGTAGTTATTGATAAACTACTACAATCATTGATCGTCACAAAAGTACCTTTCAACGACATACTCACTGTAGACAAGAATGCTATTTTTTTAGCAGCCCGTATATTAGCATACGGAGCTGATTATCAGGTTGAGGTTGTCTGTCCAAACTGCAACGCAAAGTCAATACACAATATAGATTTGCAAAGTTTTGATACTAAAAACATAGACTGGTCAAGATTTCAAAAAGGAAAGTGTGTACATGAATTTACTACACCTATTGGAAAGAACACACTTGAGTTGAAGTTTTTGACTCATGGTGACGAAAAACTTATAGAAGAAGATTTAAAGGGTTATAGAAAATTCAACAAAATTACTGGTATCGATGCAGAACTCACTACAAGACTTAAACATCTAATTGTTAGTGTTGATGGTGACGCAACTAAGAGAACCATTAGTAACTTTGTCGACAGCATGTTGTCAAGGGACTCTCTAGCACTCAGAACATACCTCAAAGAGGTAACTCCAGAAGTAGACACGACGTTTGCGTTTACTTGCCCGCACTGCGATTACGAACAAGAAAAGATGGTGGTGCCCATCAATGTCCAGTTTTTTTGGCCTAGCCTCTAGTTATAGAGGCATTCTGCAAGACGAGATCTTTGATCTCATGTACTATGGGAAGATGGGCTTTACCTATAATGATCTATGGAACCTACCAACTCATATTAGGCGATACTTTTATCTAAAACTTGTTGACATTAAAAAGAAAGAGCATGAGGCAGAACAAAAAGAAGCAGATCGAATAAAAAGTTCGATAAAAAGATAGCTGGCAATTTAATAGCCAGCTTTTTCTTTGTTTGCATATTTATTAGAAACTAGGTAGCTATTATGAATAAAAAGCCACGGAAAATCACCAAGGAAGAAATTCAGCAAATGATTCGTGAGGAATATAAAAACCACATCATTACAGAGGGGATTTTAGGTTGGATAGTTGACAAAGTAGCTGATGGCCTTAATCGATATGTTAATAAAAGAGCTGATTACCAATATGATGCTCTATTTAACGACAAAAGTTTCAAGAGTCTAGCATCCAGATATGGATATAAAAACGAGGAGGAGTGGGTAAAAAAAGCCAAAGAGCTTGTAAAAAAAGATCCTCAGAAGTTTGCAGACACTTTGGCTTACGATGTAAGAAAGGGTGATTTTGGTAAATACTTTAAGTAATAATGGCTAAACAAAAACCTCAAGCAGACGACTTTATACCTCAGGACTTAGCTGCACAGATAGCTAGTGCTATTGCTGAGGGCATAAAGAAAGGAGCTAAAAAAGGGTTTACAGCTGGAAACTTTTTACAAGATCTTCAAGGCCAGATGACCGACTTTGTAAAGAGTCAAGAGGCTTTAAAAGTTAATGAGCGTGTTAAAAATCTAGTAACACAACAAGGTCTTGATATACGAGAAGCAGAACTTAAAGTGATGGCTGATTTAGCCAAAAAGGAAAATGACATTTTAATAAAACAAAAAGAAGCAAACATAGCCCAGCTTGCAGCCTTAGCTCAGACTGAATCTCTCAACGGTAATTACAGTCGTGCAACACAACTTCTACAGAAGAAAGATAAGATGGAGAAGGATGTGACGGGCTTAAAAAAGCAAAGTGAATTTATTGAAAAAGCTACAAAGCAGCGTGAAAAGCAACTTAAAAATCAAATTGATTTAGAGAAAAAGCAAAAAGAAGAGCTTAGAGTACAGCAGAAAATAAAAGAGATTGAAGAGCAGAGAAATCAAGCACTTGAAAAAATAGGAGTTAATACTAAATTAATTAAAGATTTCTTGGAGGGTGGAGCTGCAAGAACACTTGTGTTGATAGGCTTAGCGAATAAACTAGGTGATGCTTTCTCCGAGGCTTATAAAACTGCAAAAGCTGAAGGACTCTCCGTAGGACAAGCAGCCGACAAAACTTTTAGAACTTTTGGACAATCACTATCTACAGGTTTTTTAATTGCCGCAAAAGATATACGAGCAGCTGAAAGTGCTATCATGGAAACAGGAGGTACTTTAGCAAATGCAGCTGCGATGGGAAAAGATGCAGCAGAGATGGCTACTTTGTTTGGTGGATCAGCTGAAGAAGCTGGTAAAGCGATAGGTAATTTATCCAAACTTCCTGGCATGACAAAAGAGGCTGCTGTAAATAGTGCAAAATTTGCATCAGGCCTTGCAAAAGCAGCAGGAGTACCAGCCGCTACTGTAACTAAGGAGATGGCAAAAAACATGGATGCGGTTGCACTAGCAGGTACTAAAAATATTGTAAATCTACAAAAAGCAGTAATTAATTCTCAAAAAATGGGAGTTGAGTTCAATCAAATTGTATCTGCTGCAGATAAGCTACTTGATTTTGAAAACAGTATAAACTCACAAATGGAAGCTTCAGTTTTACTTGGTAGGCAGATTAATCTTGACCAAGCTCGAGAAGCTGCTTTACAAGGAGATTTTTTAACTGTTCAACAAGAATTGCTAAAAAATCTAGGATCGGAAGCTGAGTTTAATCAAATGAACTATCTCCAAAAGAAAAAGCTTGCAGAAGCGATGGGGGTCAGTGTAGCTGATATGGCTAAGATGATTAAAGGACAGGGTGAACAGACAGAACTTGCAAAAGAAATGGGAGTAGCCTTAGATGAACAACCAAGCAAACTCCAATTGATTGGAAATAAGATAATGGAGAATGCTGGAGCAATTGGTTCATTAGTCGTTTCACTAGCGGGAGCAGCGATTCAGTATGGAACTTTAAATACATTAAAAAAGTTAAATACTACGCTGACAGGAATGAATACAGGAACCTTAGGAACCAACACAGGAGCTCAAAACGCTAACTCTGCAGCAACTGCTCGAAGTGGAACAGCTGCTGCAGGAGCTGCAACTAGCATGCTAGCCTTTGGAGCAGCAGCACTTATGGTTGGAGCTGGTGTAGCATTAGCAGCATTAGGCATAGCTGAATTAGCTAAGTCACTCAAAGGACTCAGCCCAGCAGAGTTGTTAACTTTAGTTGGAGTGTTGGTTTTATTTGGTATTGGTCTTTTTGCTTTATCAAAAATAGGTGAAGCATCTGCTATTGGATTACTTATTGTAGGCGGTGCCTTGCTATTAATGGGAGCTGGAATCATGATGGTAGGACAGGGCATTAAACTTGCTTCAGAAGGATTTAAAACACTACTTCAAACAGCAGCAACAATGCCTCAACTATTTGGTACTCTTATTTCTCAAGTTGGTGGTTTGTTAGAGGTCGGCGCTGCTTTATTAGCAATAGGAGCTGGCTTATCGCTCATAGCCACAATGGGCACACTAGCATTACCGGTTATATTTGGACTTACAGCTTTAGCAACTGCTGGAATGGCATTAGGTGCAATGGGTGGATCCGAAAGTGGAGCACAAGCTCAAGAGAGCGAGGGCGAGAAAAAAATTGTTGCAGCTATTAATGAGCTGAAAACAGCTATTCAAGGTATGAAAATTGTACTTGAACCTGGAAAAGTTGTAGAAGCTGGAATGGTTGAATTACAAGGTAGAAGATAATAGGTATGGCACAAATATTTAAAACAATAAGTTTGGAGGAGAGGCTAAAAAATAGTCCGTACGCAAATCTTCCTACAAAACCCAAATTAGTGCAAATGCCAGGTGAAAGTCCACCTAGCACACCTAAAAGAACTCCGCTAGCAAAAACTAGTAAAGTACAAATAACACCATTTGGAATATTTGATCACACCAGCACTATCCAAGTCCAGCAGTTTGGCGTATACCAACACACAAGTCCCACACAAATTGTTTTACCAACAAGCACTTTAAATCAAGGTGGCATTACTTTGCAGCAGTATAATTACCAACCAAATCAGGGAAGTATTGCCATAGGACCTTATTCTTACACACCAAGCCAAGGCGGATTACTTCCAATACTTGTAAATTTTGTACCAAACCAAGGAGGTGTTCAACCTGCATTAGTAGACTTCATACCAAACCAAGGAAGTACCACATTAGGACCTTATTCTTACATACCAAGTCAAGGATCTATACTACTACCAAATTGGCCTTTTCAACCAAATCATGGAAGTACAACTCTAGCACCATATTTATTTTTACCAAATCAAGGAGAGGCAATTTTAGCTCCCTACGCATTTATACCTAATCAAGGTAGCACAAGTTTACCATTATACTTTTTTGTACCAAATCAGGGTAGCCTTGTTTTAAGACCTTACGATTTTAAACCAAATCAAGGCTTACAAACTCCAATTCTAGCAGGACCAACACCCTTCCAAGGTATAACAATAGTAGCACCATACAACTATACACCCAACCAAGGATCACTATTTTTAATGAATAGGCCGGTTGATGTAGAGCAGGGAGGTGTAGATCTACCGCCATACAGCTTTTTTCCAATTCAAGGAAGCACCACTCCAGAACCTTGGACCGGTGCTGGGGGTTTGGGTTCAATTACAACTCAAGATGGTGGTGTACAACAATCCACAGAAAGTTCTCTAGCACCACAAATACAACAAGGTTATTGGGGTATACGAGAAGTTGAGTTCAGAACTAAGCCAACATCAAAGCACGGTTCAGCAGTACTAGAATTACTTCGTTACTCAGCTGATAGAGCCTTAGCTTTAACAGTTCCACGAGCAAAGCATGGAAGTGCAACAGTAGAAGACACTGACTATCTTTTAGAAATTAGTGAAGCGGGTAAACGAGAATCCATAGACATCACTCCTGTTGAGCAGCGTAATTTAATATACACTAATGCAACCAACAAAGAAAGACTGGAAGCGTATTATAATGCGTGGGATTCTGGGTTTAATAGAAGTTCAAGATTTGGGGGTACCACTGGAGCGAGACTCAATCAGCTGAAAGAGCAAATAGAAAATCCAGAACCATTTCCAGGTTATACTGAATTACAGAATAGTATAGCTGTAGCCGCAGACCCATCACAACTCGGTGGTAACTTGATAGCAAGTACTCCCACTAGTAAATCTATTGATACGGTAAGGCTAGTTAACCTATCAACTAAAAATCCAACACATTACCCGTCAGCACACGGAAAAACTGGATCCTTTGATCCATTTGACGACTTTACAACTTTAAAAATTAGCTCAAAAACCCAAACAAAGAAGACGATTCAATTTAGAGCTTACCTTACTTCCTTTAATGATAACATAACAGTAAACTGGAATGACGTCAATTATATTGGTAGACAAGAAACCTTAAAAACTTTTAAAGGAATGTCTCGTGGTTTTAGCTTAGGATTTAAGGTAGCTGCCACTGGCCCCGAAGACATGAGAGCAATATACGAAAAACTGAACGCTCTCATGCAAATAGCAGCTGTAGGTAGTGTTACAAAAGAAACCTATCTAGTTGGCCCAGTTTGCAACTTAACAGTGGGAAATTGGTTTACTGATACTGTAGTAATTTTCAACTCTGTTAAATATGACACACAACCAACTGAATATCCTTGGGATATAGGACATCAACCAGGTCCCGACCTTTCTGGGGGTGCAGTAGTCTCCGGAGCACCAGGCCTATTTAATACTACCCTAGACGCAGCTCAACGACTCGCAGCAGATAGTAATAGGCGACCTTTTCATTTGCCCACAATCATTGACGTATCTTTAGATGGGATAGTACTATTAGGAAACGTCGACAATCAAAACTTAAATTCGGACAAGCGGATGATAAAGGCTCAGAATCTAAACATGGATGATAGTCGTGGTTTTGTAAACAATCAGCAACAAGCATCTGCAGCTGCCGCAGCTACGCCAGGAGCTCAACCAAACCAATCGCAGGTAGATGACTACGATGTAGACAAAGATTCTGAGATATCAAAAAAAGCACTTAGAAAAAGTATTAGAGAAGAAAGGAGACAAAGAAGAAGAACTAGTAGAGAACAAAGAAGACAAGATAGACGAGATAGAAGGCGTGTTATGGATGGAGAAGGACCACCAACCGAGCTCAAAACAATTGTTGAGCCATCCGGCCAATACCTCACCCAGATCGAAGTTTATTCACAGACAGAGGGGCTCATCAGGAGAGGTCAGCTTGTACCCGACGAATTTTCAGAGGTTAATACAAATTACAACTATCTTAGGTCTCTTAATAACATTGTCCCTGAAGATAGAAATTATAGAAATTTACGACTGTACGAGCAGGATATATTTGACAGAATTCATCTTACTAAACAAGGAGGTAACATCCCAGATCCATATGATGACAGTGGTTTTCCTACACTTCCCGATAGATCACTATCCGAGAATGCACCACCTTTTCCACCACTACCTGATGATTATTGGTGGTAACATTAACTTTTAAAATATATGCGATACTCACAACAACCTATCAAACAAAACTCACAAGGTAAACTAGTGACTACTATTGTCCACTATCCAAGCATCCCTACAAGTGTTGATGATATCTACATTGAAACCAAAAGAGGTGATAGACTGGATAATTTAGCTTATATTTACTACGATAATCCACGATATGCTTGGGTTCTAGCATTAGCAAATAACTTAGGCAAAGGCACATATGCAGTACCATCAGGAATTAGACTTCGAATTCCAGCAGATCTTGAGGATATCTTAGCTGATTTTATAGAACTAAATTCTAATCCATAAATTTATGTCAGTTTTCAATTTAACCCAAGTTCCAGTCACAACCCAAAACGAACTTGAAAAAAGGACTAAAACCGCTGGAATAGTTTGGGCTTCTGAACGTAGTCCGTGGTTTAATCTTATTAGCATGTGCGAGGCATGCAAGGCAAACCAAGAAGATGAAATTGGTATAGCTAGCTGGGGATATAAGTCAGGTTATCAGCGACCAGAGATTACCGTAACACAAATACAAATTAAAAAACAAGGTGAGTTAGGGACAACAAGAAAAGCTATCGTAACTATGAAGGCTTACACAGATGATGACCTTATAAGACTCCAAAAATGCTTTTTTATTCCAGGAATGAGTGTTAGATTGCAGTGGGGGTGGTCAGAATCGTGTCTTGGAAATCCTCCACCTGGACTTGTTACTGACCGAGGGCTAACAGATAATGACGCAAATTGCCAAATAAAAACTAAAACTGATCAATCACCTGTATACGATGGCCTCCAAGGCCTTGTCGCCAATTTTAATTACAGTCTTGATGCAGATGGAAACTGGGACTGTACTTTGGAGATTATAGCTCCATCTTCCGTAGGTTTAGATACCAAAGTACAATATGCTTGTTGTGAAAAGTGTAAAACTAGTGTCTCTGATACAAGTTTGCTTTCAGACATTTTAAGAACTTTTAATGTTAACGAATCCCCCGATCCAAAAGATTATGAACAGAATAAGGGAGCTTTATTTGGAGCCTTGCTTAAGTTAGCAGATAATCAAGACGCAGCCATTCAGCAAAACAATATCAAGAAATTGATTAATAAAATTCGAAGCTATGGGTATGACCAGGCTGACAGCATGATTTATTACTACGAGGGGGCAGATCGTTTACCATCTGGTGGAGATGATCAAAGTTTTTGGAGCTTTGGTAATTATGGTACTAGTGAGAGTTACATCACTTGGCATATGCTAGAGGGTATGGTTACTTTATTTTCTTTTCCAAGTGACAATAACGGTAAAGCATCTTTAGCGAATATAAAAACTTCAGATCCCGTAGAGATAGTGTACCCTAAAGGAAATTATTGGGTTGAATCAGCAGATCCAAGAATATGTCTTCTGCCCGGTAGTCCTGCTTTTGAAGGTACAGGTGGAGTTTCTGGACCAATGCACGATAATAATGGTGACTTGTATCGCCACGATATTGTAGGTAAGGCTGTCCGCACTAGTGGTGGTAGGTACATAGTAAGTTGGCGTAGCATTATGATAAACACAACATTTCTATTAACAGAATTAGATGCAACATTACAAGCGGATGGAACGGTAGATACTTTTTTAAGAAGTGTGATGCGAAAGGTGAATGAGTGCATAGGTTCAGTGGCAAGTTTAGATATAATAGCCTTAGATGCTGCAGGCTGTGCTACTTCTAAAGATACACCATCGACACTTTCTTTAATTGAATTAAAACAAAATCAGACGTCAGTTGCACCGTATATTATAAAAGCTACACCTGGTGACTCCTCTACGCGTAACGTAACATTAGATCTTAAACTCACAGAGGCAATGAAAGCTCAGGCACTGTACTCTAATGCTGATGGTGGTGGTCAAACAGATAATACTTGCAACGCAAATTCTGACCCATGTACCAACTACGCTTTTAAACCATTTACGCTAGCAAAAAACAGTACAAGTCAAAACAGAGCTGCCAGAACTGCTAGTATGTCAAAAGCCTGCAAGGATTGTGAGGATTTAGGATCTAAAGTTCCTGCCAAACCAGCAACAGCTTATGTAGAGTATGTAAATAATCTTATTGATGTTGTTAGCGATGAAATTTGTGATGCACTAAAAACAAAGCAAATTAAAGAAATACGTGACGCAACTGTTGCTGATGCAAACACAACATGCAAAGACGTAATGCTTCCATTCAATTTTAGCTTTACTGTAGATGGAGTTAGTGGATTCCGATGGGGACAGGCAGTCACTTGTAATAGGATACCATCGGCAGTGAGATTGGGTTTTACTTGGCAAATCACAGCAGTTGAACACACCCTGACACACAACGATTGGACAACTACAGTTCAAACAGTTGCTAGATGGACAGGTAAATAATAATGGTGTAAACAATGAATAGCAATCGACCAATTATCACGTCCCGTAGATCAAGGGTACGAATTAGTCCACAGTCACCGCGTAGTCGTGAACAGACTTATTTCTATACAAAAGGATATGAGTTTAGTTTGAATGGAGAAAACTACATTGGTGAATATCACTACAACAACGGAGTACCTATGACAGGGCCCAGCTATCAAAAGCAACAATCACAAGTGCTAAGGAGATACTATACAAACTCTGATCATTACGTATATGAGCGTCTAAAAAATTTCAATTTAAAAGAGTCAAACTCAGTACAACCAATTCCCTACCTATATAAACCAACTACAGGTGCGTATGCTATTGGTTATGACACTCGATATTTTGTTGAAAAAATAAACGATCATCTAAGTTACGCATTAGAAATAGATCAGCGACAGTTTGGAAAGATAGGGTCCTTAGGTGGTATAGATTCAAGTCTGTATCATTATGTTTCCATAATATGGACGCTAACAGGAAAGAGAGATAGTATTATAACGGCAAACGAAAAAGCATTGCTAGATGCATCAGCGATAGTTCCTAGTATTCAGTATGGTGTAAGAAACTACTTGGAATTTGCTCAAATAACTTTAGTTTGATTATTTAGTTTTATTTATTATAGTTAGGCTATGATTATTGATTATCAAAGCCAACTTGACTATTTTAGGGGAAGAAAGGTCTTTCTATATCCCGTTCTTGAGGATAGTAGATTGCACATGGTGGCTAATAAGATAATTGCGTTCGTTCTTGTTGATGTTGAAAATAAGCAAACTTATTCCATAAGTAAGGAACATCCGGATGGTATATATCACCACTCAAATTTAGATTTTCTAGAGGAATCCACTGTTTATTGCTACGACATAGCTTTCTTTAAACAAGAAGGATACGATACAACTAAATTCATTGACGTCCAGTTTCAATACTATTTGAAAACAAATCAAGCTTGTAATTTTGAAACTCCTCAGATCCTCAAACACTATGCTCGTTATTTTCCAAAATGTGAAAAGTCAGGTGTATTAGTGAGCTTACAAAAGCATGAAGAAATTGCTTTTAATTTATTTAGAGAGGTCTTTGTAGAGGAACTACAATCTGGATTAGCTTTTTATCAAAGTAAATTACTAAACGTTTTTACAGCTATCGAAAAGAATGGACTCAAGATAGATGAAAAAAGCTTTACAGAAAGATTTGGTGAAACCTTTTCAAAGCGAAAAGACTTTTGCTATACACACTACAACTTTTATACTACAACCGGAAGACCGAGTAATCGATTTGGTGGAATTAATTTCGCAGCTCTAAACAAAGAGGATGATACAAGAGAGTGCTTTATTTCTCGATATGGAGAAGATGGTACTCTTGTAGAGATTGACTTTAACTCCTACCACCCACGACTAATAGCTGCGATGCTAGAGTATGATTTTAACGGTGAGAATGTCTATGAGCATTTAGCAAAGCATTTTAACCAAACTCAAACTCCAACACAAGAGCAGATTGGAGAAGCTAAGGAGTTAACTTTTAGACAATTATATGGTGGTGTGCAAAAGCAATATATGCATGTTCCTTTTCTTAATGCAACAAACAGCTTGGCTTATTTGTTATGGAAAGAAGCAAATGAGACTGGATACATACAAAGTCCTATATCAGAGAGGAAGCTGATACTCAGTAATTATCAGGATATAAACTGCTATACACTGTTTAACTACTATATTCAAATGTTTGAAACTGAGACTAATGTTCTCATTCTTGAAAAGCTTCTTGAACAATTAGTTGAAAGAAAGTGCTTACCTATACTTTATACCTATGATAGTATCTTGTTTGACGTACACAAAACGGAAATAGACTATCTTTTGCAGCACGTTTTACCCACTGTTATTGACCAAAAACAGTTTCCAATCAAGACAAAAACTGGTGTAAATTACAGAGTTTTGAAATAAGTTGACTATTTATACAAGAGCTGAATGCTTGTTTAAATAATTAATGAAACAACAATTACTTTGTACTTTTACGTATATTGACAAGTTACACACTAGCCTTGCCCAGATCTACAAGACATATAGCATAGACGGTGTAAAAAATATGCAGTGCTATCATTACACAGTAGCACCAAATAATGTGATTTGCGTATATAACGTTGATATCAACGAAAAGAGGTTAAAAGATACAATAACTATCAATCGAAAAAAACAAACAAACACGCTCTATAGTATAAACGCTCTTAATAGTTTGATTAAGTTTCTTAACAATGGAGTACTTGATAAGACGTTTGTAGTAAACTGGGAAGATTATTCTAACTCACTTTTACTATCAGACAATGTGAACGGGTACAAAATTGTAGATATAAAAGAACTATCTTATTAGTGTTGCCTAGCCGTAAAAAAGTTAGTAAGTTTAGTAGACTAGTTTTAGGGTAGAATCCAATTTAAGCACTGTGTTGCTAGTTAAGGAAATAAACCCTATATTAGTTAAGTCAAGTAAAACAATTTAAAAACAACAAAAATCATGGCAATTAACTTAGACCAGATCAGACAGAAGTTGCAACAGATGCAACAAACAAACACAGGTGGAGCAAAGTCAAGCGACTTTATTTGGAAGCCACCAGTAGGAAAATCACAAGTACGTATTGTACCCTACGCTCACGACAAAAACAATCCTTTTATTGAAATGTATTTTCACTACGAGATCGCTAAGCGAACTATGGTGTCACCTATCACCTTTGGTAAGCCTGATCCGATTGTTGAATTTGCAGAAAAACTTAAGAAGTCTGGTGACAAGGATGATTGGAAATTGGGTAAGAAAATTGAGCCTAAGTTCCGTGTCTATGTTCCAGTAATCGTTCGCGGTCAGGAACACGAAGGTGTAAAGTTTTGGAGCTTTGGTAAACAAATCTACACCGAGCTACTTTCTGTTATCGCAGACCCCGACTATGGTGATATCACAGATCTTATGAACGGTCGTGACTTGACTGTAGAACATATCGCAGCAGAAAAAGAAGGAGCTTTCCCTCAGTTTACTGTACGAGTAAAGCCTAACACAACTCCAGCAACTACCGATAAAGAAATTGCTGATATGATTGTAAATAAGCAAAAAGCAATCACTGATCTCTTTAGTGAGTCTACTTACGAAGAGATGACAGATGCCTTAGCGAAGTGGCTTGATCCTTCTAAGGATGACGGTAAGCAAGCTGCACCAGCTAAGTCAATCACTAGCGCACCAACAGCAACTAAATCAGACGACATTTCTTCCGCTTTCGACTCACTTTTTAATTCCTAAGAGTTATGGCAAAGCAGAAAGTTGTACCCGATGAAATATTGGGAAGGGACGAGCTGGCTTCACAACTAGCCGATAGCTTAAATAAAAAGTTTAAAGACTTTAAAGCTGCTCATTTCCTCAACGGACTGGAAGAAACGCCAACCGATCTAACAGAGTGGGTCTCAACGGGATCCTCTCTGCTAGATTTGGCAATCTCCAATAGACCGGATGGTGGATTTCCAGTTGGAAGAATAGTTGAATTGCAGGGTATGGAAGCTTCAGGTAAAAGCTTGATTATGGCTCACGTACTAGCAAACACTCAAAAGAAGGGTGGACTAGCTGTGTATATTGATACTGAAAATGCTTTGAGTGAAGAATTTCTACGAGCAATTGGTGTTGATGTTAATAACATGCTTTATATTCCACTTGAAACTATTGAGGATATCTTTGAAGCTGTTGAAAACATTATTGAGACTATTCGTAAAAGCTCTAAAGATAGACTAGTAACAATTGTTATCGACTCTGTCTCAGCTGCAACTACAAAAGTTGAGCAGGATGCTGATTATGAAAAGGATGGATGGGCAACTGCAAAAGCAATTATCATGTCTAAAGCTATGCGCAAAATTACAAATGTAATCGGTAAACAAAGAGTGTTGTTACTGTGTGCATCACAGCTCCGTGAGAAAATGGGTGTAATGTTTGGTGACAAATATACAACCTCAGGAGGGAAAGCTTTAGGATTTCATGCCAGCTGCAGAGTAAGACTAAAAGGTGTTGGTAAGCTTAAAAGTGGATCAGGTAAGACTGAGCAGATTATTGGAGTTCAAACAGAAGCTCAAGTAATTAAGAACCGAATGGGACCTCCTTTCAAGAAAGCTACTTTTGATATCTATTTCAACTCCGGTATTGATGATTACAATAGTTGGTTGGTATTGCTTAAGGATTATGGTGCTATAAAGCAAGCGGGAGCATACTACACTTTAGTAAATGAAGAAACAGGAGAAGAAACTCGCTTCATGTCAAAAGACTGGAGAAACATGCTTAACCAAGATGAGCAACTAAGGCAGCTTTGCTATAAGAAAATTTGTGAGATATTCATTATGAAATACAAATCGCAGGACATGATTGATCCCGATTCAGTTACAGTTGACGATGAATTACCCGAATAAGTATTTAGCATTGCTCAATGAGTTACGAGCAAGAGGACCCGAAAACGATCAGCACCTTAATTCTAGGGTGTTGATCGTAGACGGTCTCAATACGTTTATACGCAGCTACTCTGCAAGTCCAGTTACAAATAACGATGGTGAACATGTTGGTGGCATCTCAGGAACCTTACTAAGCATAGGTCATGCAATTAAGAGTATCAATCCAACACGAGTTATTGTTGTTTTTGATGGAAAGGATGGAGCAGCAAAGCGAAGACAAATATACCCAGAGTATAAAGCAAACCGAAAGTTTAAGATTAGACTTAACAGATCCGAAGTAGTTGATAAGCAAGACAATCAGTTGCAGCAACTACTCAGACTAGTAAGTTACTTGGAGGTTTTACCCTTTACAACAATCCTAGCAGATGGTGCTGAAGCAGATGATGTGATTGCTTATATAGCTAATGACTATCTTCAAAATAAAGACAGTCAAACTTTTATCATGTCTTCTGACAAAGATTTCTACCAACTTGTTAGTGATCGTATTCACGTGTGGAGTCCAACAAAAAAGAAGTATTATTACACCGAAGATGTGTTTGATGAGTTTGGTATATACCCTAACAACTTTGCTTTATACAGAGCTTTGTTGGGTGACAAGAGTGATAACATAAATGGTGTTGATGGCATTGGTGACAAAACAATCCACAAACGATTTGGACTTCTTACAGAAAATAGAACAATTACAGCCGAGGAGTTAGTAAACTTTGCAGCTACACAGAATCCTAGCGCAAAAATATATCAGCAGCTTGTTAATAATAAAGAACTCTTAGACAGAAACATACAGCTTATGCAACTCTCAGAGAGTAACTTAAACATGGCTGTAAAGATGCGTATTATTGATACTCTACAACAGAAAGGTACAAGATGCAACAAAATTGCTATTCATCGAATGCTCATTGAGGATAGGATGACAGCAGCTATTAAAAATGTTGATCTTTGGCTTCGAGACATTACTCAAAAATTAGATACTTTTGTTTTGCAAGATTGATATTATTTTAGTATTGTTATATTATGCAAAACCACGATACCCTACAATTTTATGGCACAAACTTTCAAAACAAAGTACTAGCTGCTTTGATGAAAGATAGAGCCTTTTTGCAGCAGATACACGACATTATAGATCCCAAATATTTCTCTTCTGATTCCTCACAGTGGATCACAAAAACAACATTAGCTCACTTCACTCAATACAAAACACCACCAACACTTGAAGTGCTTAAGGTGCATATAGATGAGATTGATGTTGACCTGCTAAAAACTGCAGTTGTTGAGAACATTAAGGATATTTTACGATTTGTTGACTCTGACGATTTGTCTTTTATAAAAGATAAAACAATCGAGTTTTGTAAAAATCAGAAGATAAAAGCAGCAATCTTGCAATCAGTCCAATTGCTATCAGCTGGAAAGTATGACGAAATAAAGCATGCTATAGATGAAGCAATGAAAGCAGGTACCGATAGAAATATTGGACATGAGTATGCAACCGATATTGCAGCACGCTTTACAGAAAATAAAAGAAGCACAATACCAACACCTTGGGATATTATCAATGAGATAATGGACGGAGGTTTAGGTGTAGGAGAGATGGGAGTGTTTGTAGCTCCTGCAGGTATTGGTAAATCTATGGCATTGGTGAACATTGCTGCAGATGCTGTTAAAAAAGGAATGAATGTCATTTACTACACCTTGGAATTATCTGAGACTTATGTAGGTGCTCGATTTGATTCCTACTATACCGGAATACCCTCTCAAGACTTAAAGTACCATCAAGAGGAAGCTGAAGAAGCAATTAAAAAACTCAAAGGTAAATTAGTTATTAAACAATACCCAACCAAAACAGCAACCGTTAATACACTATCAGCACACATTGATAAGTGCATAATGCAGGGTTTTAAACCGGATATTGTTATTGTTGACTATGCTGATTTGCTACGAGACACAGGACAAAAAGGAGCAGTTCGTAATGACATCATGCTAGGAAACATCTACGAAGATCTTAGAGGCCTAGCTGGAACCTATCAGATACCATTATACACAGCTTCTCAAGCAAACAGGTCAGCTTTGGAGGAAGATATTATCGAAGCAGATAAGATTGCAGAAGCTTATTCCAAGGTGATGGTTGCTGACTTTGTAGTTTCTTTATCACGAAAGGTTTCAGATAAAATAAGTGGAACTGGAAGGTGGCACGTAATTAAAAATCGTTTTGGACCTGATGGATTAACTTTCCCAAGTAAGATGAATATGGCTGTGTCAAAGATTGATATATTCTCTGAAAATACTATATTAGGAAAAGAGGCAAAAGGAATGATGCAAAATGACGAAGAGGTCATTAGAAAAGCTCTGGCAAATAAATTTGCAGAACTTAATGGATTAATCAAGTAAAGAAACTATTTATTACTACAAACATTGTTTATAAAAATTACCAATCTATGATGACTGTTTCAAATGAGATCTTGAGTGAGATCACCGTTTTCCTAAAGTATGCAAAATACTTACCCAACGAACAAAGACGTGAAACTTGGGAAGAACTAGTAACAAGAAATAAAGAGATGCACCTCAAGAAGTATCCTCAGTTGCGTGAGGAGATTGAAAAGGCTTATGAGCTGGTGTACGCTAAGAAAGTTCTTCCATCAATGCGTAGCATGCAGTTTGCTGGGAAACCTATTGAGATCTCTCCAAACAGAATCTACAACTGTGCTTACGCACCTGTAGACGATCTAAGAGTGTTTGGTGAAATTATGTTTCTCTTGTTAGGAGGAACCGGTGTAGGGTACTCAGTACAAAAGCACCATATTGAAAAACTACCAGAGATTAAGAAACCAAACACAAATAGGAAAAAGAGGTATCTAATAGCTGATAGCATTGAAGGTTGGGCTGATGCTGTTAAGGTATTAGTTAAGTCCTACTTCACAGGTGGATCTACTTTAGATTTTGACTTCTCAGACATTCGTCCAAAAGGAGCAAGACTTATCACTTCAGGTGGAAAAGCTCCAGGACCACAGCCTTTGAAAGAGTGTTTGCTAAAGATTCAAGGAATTCTAGATGCGAAAGAAAATGGTGAAAAACTATCACCAATCGAAGTACACGACCTTGTATGTCATATTGCAGATGCAGTATTAGCAGGTGGTATCCGTCGAGCAGCTTTAATTAGTTTATTCTCAGCTGATGACGATGAAATGATTTCTTGTAAGTCAGGTAACTGGTGGGAAATGAATCCACAAAGGGGTCGTGCAAACAACTCAGCCGTACTACTTCGACATAAGGTAACTAAAGAGTTTTTCTTAGACCTGTGGAAGCGTGTAGAACTGAGTGGTGCAGGTGAACCTGGAATTTATTTAACTAACGATAAAGATTGGGGAACTAACCCATGTTGCGAAATTGCTCTTCGTCCATTCCAGTTCTGTAATCTTTGTGAAGTAAATGTTTCTGATATTGAATCACAAGAAGACTTGAACAACCGAGTGAAAGTAGCATCCTTTATTGGAACTCTCCAAGCTGGATACACAAACTTCCACTATCTGAGAGAAGTGTGGAAGCGTACAACTGAAAAAGATGCTTTGATTGGTGTTTCTATGACAGGCATTGGATCTGGCACTGTACTTGGATACAATATGGTAGAAGCTGCGGATGTAGTGAAAAAAGAGAATGAGCGTGTAGCTGAATTAATTGGTATCAATAAAGCAGCTCGTTGCACCACTGTAAAACCTGCAGGTACAACTTCACTTACTCTTGGAACTTCCTCAGGAATCCATGCATGGCATAATGACTACTATGTTCGTAGAATTAGAGTTGGTAAAAACGAAGCAATTTACAGCTATCTAGCTATCAACCATCCTGAGCTGATAGAAGACGAATATTTCCGTCCTCACGATACAGCTGTGATCTCAATTCCACAAAAAGCTCCTGAAGGTGCAATCCTAAGAACAGAGTCACCTTTCCAACTTTTGGAGCGTATCAAGAGAGTTCATTTAGAGTGGGTTAAGAATGGCCACAGAAGCGGTAACAATACTCATAACGTATCGGCTACAGTATCTTTGAAAGCAGATGAGTGGGAAATGGCTGGTGAGTGGATGTGGAATAATAGGGAGCACTACAATGGTCTTTCAGTACTTCCATACGATGGAGGATCTTATACTCAAGCACCTTTTGAAGATTGTACTCAAGAAACTTACGAACAAATGATGAAGCACCTACACGCTGTAGACCTTTCCAAAGTAGTTGAGATGGATGATAACACAGACTTGAAAGGAGAAGCTGCTTGCGCAGGTGGTGCATGTGAAATAAAATGAAGCACTTAAACCAAGACTGGGTTTACCAGCTTTACGTTAAAGAACAAATAACATCAAATATGAATTATAAACTGGGATCAAGAGGGCCTGATGTAAGGCAGGTACAAAGCAGACTAGGGGCATTGGTAACAGGTGTTTTTGACACCGATACACACAGACGAGTGGTTGCTTTTCAACAACAAAATGGATTGGATGTTAGTGGAATTGTGTGTGATAAAACTTGGCTTGCTTTGTTCCCACCTCCACCAGCACCTCAAGTACAAGAGGTGATTGTGGAACCTACACCAGAGCCAACTGAAGAGCCAACAACAGAAATACCAACTACAAAAAAGAAATAATGAAAGTAGGAGTTAAAAAGTTACATCCAAACGCAGTTATACCTACATATGCAAAACCAGGAGATGCTGGTTTAGACTTAACTGCAGTAGAAATTATCAATAGTGAAGGGTTTCAAATTACTTACAAAACAGGACTAGCTTTTGAAATACCACTAGGTTACGTAGGACTTATTTTTCCAAGAAGCTCAGTTAGAAACTATGCAATCAGTTTATCAAACTGCGTAGGAGTAGTTGACTCTGGCTACAGAGGTGAAATACAGTTTACCTTCAACAAACTTGCCGGTATTCCGTCCAAAGCCTATAAAGTTGGGGACAGAATAGGTCAGCTAATTATCATGCCGTATCCTCAGATTGAACTGCTTGAGATGGAAACTTTGTCTGAAACAGAAAGAGGTGAAGGTGGGTTTGGATCTTCAGGAAATTGAGACTATTTATAAGAAACAATAAAGCATATGGATTTACCTAAATCAACAGTACAAAATGTAGTTGCAGAGCAGTCTTCCGTACTGCTTCCACGCACTCTCACACCAGAAATCGTAGATATGATCAATAGTGCAATTGCAGAAGAATATACTGCACATTATTTTTATCGGGGAGCATCAAACTGGTGTCAAGGAGTTGCCTACTTTAAAGCAGCTGCTTTCTTTGCAGCAGAAGCAAATGCTGAACTAGAGCACGCTGAAAAATTACAAAAGTATCTAGTTGATTGGAATGCAACACCAGTACTACCATCAGTAAAATTCTCAGGTAACTTTAATAGTTTGATTGATGTAGTAAATAAAAGCTATGCAATTGAATACACATTAGGTGATAAATATATGGGCTGGGCATCGGAAATGTTTAGTAAGCATTTGATGACTTTTAACTTTTTGCAAGGGTTTGTTGATATTCAAAACGAGTCTATAGCTGAAATGTCTGATAAACTTAATGCAGCTCAATTAGTTGACGTTAGCAATAAACTCGATCTTTTGCATTACGAAGAAAGGTATTTCTAAATCCTATGGAACAAAAAGAAATTGATCTTGATCAGCTACTAGCAACTCAAAACAACGAGGATGTAAAGGATGTAGCGTCTTCACAGCCAATATCCAATCCTATCAATATAGACGAAATTCTAACTGAGTGGTCTTTTCGTTGCCCAAAAGGATATCCTACTATAGTTGATGGTGTGTTTACTGAGGTGGAGGAGCTTCAAATACTTAATGAAATCTTGGAAGAAAGAGGATTTAAAAGTGTCGATCTACCTTTAGAAGCTGTAAAAATACAATCTCAGATACAGAGACCAAGCACAGGAAACGACACCTCTCTTAAAGAAGGGTTGGTATGTTTGTTTTATGACTTATATAAGAATAAAACCTTAGTACCAACCTTCGAGCAGCTCCACAAACAAGCTTTGGATAAAAAAGCAGTAGTTGACGAAAAGACCATTCGCACTTTTAAAAAGCAATTAAATGCACTCTACACCAGCAACAACTCCTTTTATGGAGCAGGAAAATCCATGCCTCAAAATTTAGATGCATATGTTATATATACATTACAATCTAAACAAGAATTAGATACACTAACCAACGCCGCTTCCGCAGCACAAACGATACACCAGAACATATCATCTCAGGGTAGGATTATTAGAGATCAAACATTTGATAATATCAGAGCACTAGCTACTAAATTAGTAAAAGAGGAGTTTAATATAACACTGCTCCCCGATAATTGGTGTCCTGGAGATGTTTACCTTGTTGTTAATTCTGGAGCCGATAAAAAGGCCTTAGCAGCAAAAACCCTGAATATAGGAAAGGATAGTCTAAATGCACAGTTCAAACGGAACGCAGATATTGTAGCTGTATCTCTAAAAGAAGAAAAGGCACAGGCAGGGAAAGCAACAACTTTTGCAGACACTGTTTTTACAAATACGTTTCAAGCAAGCGTATCTCCAGATCTTAAATACGGTACTTCAAACAACAAAGATTTAGCAAAACTTTCCGCAAAAATAAGTAGATTTGAAGACTACTTCACTGGAAAAAAAGGAGGAAGAAGGCCACAAAGCTTCATTAATGCTGTATCAAAGGACGGAAAAATTCACGGTTCCATTAATACTATTCTTCAAGCAGTTAATCTACCAACAAAAAAAACAACAGATATCAAGTTTGTGAAAGGAGAGGCAGCTTTTTATAGGGCAAACAAAACCTTGTTTGACGATTTACAAAAAGCAATAGCAAAGATTAAGAAGCAAATTGGAGGAGCTGATTCACTTAAAAAGACACAGGATACTTTTGTAAAAGCAAGAAAAGAATTTTTGCAGAATGTTGCTAAGTACAAGGTAGAAGTCGCTGCCGAGGATAGTACTAAGTTTGCCAAGGCTGTAGCTAGTGAAAACGAAGAACCCGTATCCGTGCTGTCAAAAAAACAAGCTGCTTATGAGCTGGCCATGGTGATTATGAGTCGATGGGCAGACAAAAACGCAAAAATATCCCCAGCTTACAAAAAAATACAAGCCATATCAAATCCTTTTGCAGCGCTTACAGCATTTGCAATTGCACAAGCTGGAGTGTCACCAAGTTTTTGGAAAGCTGTTGGAAGTGCTCGTAATTTAGCTGGAGGGCATGCTGATTTCTTTGACGCTAAAATGGCTGTCGACATCGACACAAAAACATCAAAGATACAGCTCATAGACTCAGTAAAGCAAGCGGGATTTTATTTAGCCTACACTACTTTGATGGGCAAAAAAAGGTACTCTACAAAGTTGGTTTTCCGATTCTCTGGATCAGAAATTCGAATTGAAGTTCAAGAATTAAAAGAGTCTAAACCAATCTAATTTTAAAGTGCATTCAAAGTAGTGCAAATGTAAGCCTTTTTTTGTATCTTTATTCTATGTTTATAGGAACACAAGTTATAACCTTTGATGACAAACTATTTCAAGTAGTTAGAGTTTTTCGAGAACGTGAAAACTTTCCAATCACAGAGTGTAAAGAGTATTATCGTTGTGACACAACTTTAAAGAAGGATGGGTCACTGTATTTCTGTAGACTGATACCTGAAGTAGAAATTTTAGAAGAAAGTTACAATGGGGAAATTTAATTGGTGGCGTAGAAGCAAAAAGAAAAAGCCGTTAGCTAAAAATCAAATGTTTAAAGGCAAGTCTATTGTGCTCCAAAAGATAGAGCATGGTGACTATGACTATTCTGACTACTATAATCAAGCTCAACAAGAGTTAGTGTATTGTAAGCAGGATCAAACTAAAACTTCACAGAAATGGAAGGGATTTGCTGACAGCTTAAACTACGCTCTTCGAGATATTGAGAAGAAATACAGAAAGCGTTATAACAAACTAATGGAAGATCATTTGGTTGAAGAGCAGCGACTACTCCTCAGACTGAAAGAAGACTTAGCTCAAGAGTTTAAAGTAGATGTGTGGGATGAAGCTTTAGAATTAGCAACAAATAAGAATCTGCTTGAGTTTTATGAGCTTTATAAAATATTAGCACAAGAAAAATATGATAACAAAATTTAAAAACTGGAATTGGAAACGTGTAGGAGTATATCATTTCAAATGGCAAATAAGCTTTATAATACTATGGCCATGTCTTGAGTTAAGCAACAACATACTGCATTTAAGCACTTTACCAGCTCTAATACTTAGTAATTTTATTGGAGCTCTGTTGTTTTATCCAATTGATTTACTTATCTTTAATAAAAAACAATAAAAATGAAGTTTCAATCGACAAAATTATTTGACGGATACTCAACTTGTTTCCGTCAGTGGAAAGCAGAAGGAACACACTGCAAATATCTGCACGGTTATGCCATATCATTCAGAGTGTGGTTTGAGGGTGAGTTGGATGAAAGAAATTGGGTTTTTGATTTTGGTGGAATGAAAAGAGCTAAAACAGAAATCAATCACATGCAGCCAAGAGAGTTTTTTAACTGGTTGCTAGATCACACAACCATAATAGCTCAAGATGATCCATATCTAGAAACATTCAGACAAATGAACAAAGATGGTATTATTCAACTTAGAGTGCTTCCAGCAACTGGATGTGAGCAATTTGCAAAATACCTTTTTGAAGTTATTAACACCTTCTTAAAAAAAGAAACTGAAGGTAGAGTACGAGCAATCAAAGTAGAAGTATATGAACACGAAAAAAACGCAGCAAGTTATGGAGAATAATGAAATGAAATCCCTATATGAGTATTTGGGGAAAGCAGCAGGACCTGAACTAGGAAAAGCAGTTGCACAAGCAGCAACAAGAGCAGGAGTAAAAATCGATTCACAAGAAGTTAGTAATCCTAAGTATGTAGGAAGTATTTTAAAATATCCAATATCCTTCTTGAACGAATATTTTGGAGCTCACACACCTGACCTACTAAAAAAGAAATAAACATGGATAGAAATAAATTATTAATTAGTTCTGATTTTTACTCAGTGCAAGGTGAAGGCAAATCCTCAGGAGTGCCTTCTTATTTTGTAAGATTAGGTACTTGCAATTTAACTTGCGGTATGAGTAGATTATTTACCAACAAGCTTTTAAAAGAAAAATCTCTTGAAGATGGAGAAATCTTCGTAGGCGATTTACAAGCTGAGGGGAAAGCAACTTGGACTTGTGATAGTACATCTCAGTGGTTATGGAGAGGTGAAGAGAAAGACTTTCAATATTTAATTGATCGTTGGAAGGAGCAGGGTATCTACGAAGATATTAAAAATGGTACTATTCATATCATTTGGACTGGTGGTGAACCTACAATTAAAGGACATCAAGAAGCTATTGTTAACTTTTTTAAGTATTGGGCTAAGTATGTTATTAAGGAAGAGATGAAGTTGATCCCTAGAAACGATACCGAGATTGATATGGATTTGAGTTTTGTGAGAAATATCCGTACGTTTAATGAGATAGAAACCAACGGTACTGTTTTTATTGAAGATGATCTATTCCGCTCTATTCACCAAATCAACTGCTCACCTAAACTAGCCAACTCAGGTATGACTGAGAAACAACGTATCAATCCTGATGCTATTAAACGTATAATGGAACATTCCAATTATCAGTTCAAGTTTGTTGTTAGCATAGAAGATGACATCAAAGAGATTTTTAGAGACTTTATTGAGCCGTTTAACATTCCATTAAAGAATGTAGTGATAATGCCTGGAATGGATAGTCAAGAAGACTTCCACGAAAGAACACAATTCAGCCTAGAGATGGCAAAGAAGTACAAGCTGAGAGGTTTAACAAGGTTACACATAAGTGGATGGGATAAAACATTAAATGTATAATATGACGCAAATAGAACAAAAACAATCGGAACTAATAGATATACTAAAAGAGCAGGTAACTCAACTTAGTATTATGTCTAAAATAGAACTCGGTGATGACGTCATCTTTGCTATTAGAGATCTTCAAGATCAAATTGAGCATCTTAAAACATTAAACGTATAGCAACATGCACGAACTAATTCACATAGTAGGACTTTGTCCTGACAGCTTGTTTCACACAGATTTACTTGATTTTGTTGTTGCAAATTACAACAATATTATAGATATTAACTTTAATCAAATTAAAACATATGTTACTAAACGCAAACCAAGTCATACAGTTTCTTAATACAAGAGGATTGGGAGCAAAGGCTCAAGTTGGATATGATCTAACTATTAAAGAAGTAAAACGTATTAACGGTGGAATGGTCTTAGCAGATAAAACTGTTGTGGAAGATTACACACCAGTGTTACCAACACAAACTCCAACCGGAAAAATAATCTTTAAATTAGAGCCTGATACCTATTCTATTACTTTTGAGCAAGGGATCAAACTAGACTTAAACCACTCAGCCTTTATCAGACATAGGAGCTCTGTGTTGAGAAATGGTGGAATTATCACCTCAGGTGTCTATGATCCAAATTTTGAAGTAGAGGAAATGGGTGCAATACTTGTTGCAACCAAGCCGTTGAGTATTGAGAAAGGTGCTAGAGTGGCTCAGGTAGTGATTTTTGAAAACTATCTTTCCGAGGCTTACAACGGTCAGTTTCAAAAAAGTGGGGATATAAAGTAGTTTTTTTACTAACACGAGACTATTTATAGTAAATTAACCCTTTTTTTAAAAATAAAATGAAAGTAACTGAATTTAGAAAACTTATTCGTGAAGAAATTCGTAAAGTCTTAAAAGAAGAAGACCAACGTAAGCTAGTAACTGTACAAATTGCCGATCAATCAGATAATTTTTACGCAGATCCTCAAAACTACAGCTTACCATCAGCAATTCAAGCAAAAGTAGGTAAGCCGACCTTTTCTCTTGAAGCAGAATATGATCAAGATATATACGAAGATGAAATAAACAAGTATGTAAGAAAAGTTGAAGAAGTCTTATTGGCTCTTGGGAGGACAGTAGTACCTAGCTTGGCCTCCTTCACAATGGAAGATGGTGGCATAGTCTTCGAGATTAACGGTCCTGTCTCACCTGACACAAAAGCAAAACTGCAGCAGGTTTTTAAAGGTGCTAAAGCAGTAGAGTTTAGTTTCTAACAAGATTGTATTAATACTGTAAAAGGCTTACAAACGTAAGCCTTTTTTTGTAAAAAAGATTATAAAGCAACATGATGAAACTGATTCAGCTCAAACAAATCATAAAAGAAGAGATTAAAAAAGCGCTAAAAGAAGCCCAGGGAACTTACGAGAATGGTATCTGGACTGGACTAATAACATTAGACGAGCTTGAGCCATCAATGCTCCCACAAATAAATCTAAAATTTAAAAACCTTATAAAGGTAACTGGACCAATAGAAGGCTACAGGGTACCAGCAACTATCAACATAAAAAATTTAATCAAAGCTCAGCAATCTGGTAGATTTGCATCACTGCAGGTTTTTGAAAATATAGGTTCGATAATGATTGAATTACGAGATAGTGATATAGTTGGTAGCGCTGATAATAATTTCATAAAACTTACACGACCAGGCTCAGAAGTTATGAAAGCCCTTAAACCTTATGAAACCAAAGAGCCTATAACTCACTACGTCCTTGTACAGATAGCACCTTCTAGCAGATATTATAGTTTTGAAGATGGAGAGTATGGTTTAACCAAAGACTACAAAATCCCTACAATTCTCAAAAACAAGCTAGTAGGCAAGCGTCCATCTCGAAACGCGAGCGATGCAGATATGCGTCGATATATCCTTCAAATACAAAACGAGCTTACACCCATAATTAAAACAGCAATTCCAAATGCTAAATTTTCAGGTATGGGTGTAGGAGCACTTGAGTATGAGCTGGTTGAAGAACCTACCACACAGCAGAAATCTAAATTAAAAAGTTTATTAAAAGGAGCTCTAAATATAAAGTTTACAAAAACTGGAGATTTTTAATAAATTTTTGTATCTTATAGTTATGAAAAAATACATAGAAATAAAACTAGAAGTGGAAGGACTTCATGCATGGGAAACTTGCAATATCGAAGAAGTTGAATACTTAAAATATCCACACAGACACACCTTTGTTTTCTACTGCAGAGCAGAAGTTTCACATGGAGATAGGGACATTGAGTTTATTGAGTTCAAGCATAAAATAAAGCAGTATATTGGTGCTAAATATTACGATAAAAAATACAAATGCTGTAACTTTATTGGTCAATCGTGCGAAACACTAGCCGAAGAGCTTCTAAGAGAGTTCAATCTTTGTAGATGTGCAGTATCAGAAGATAATGAGTTTTGGGGGATTGTTGAGATCTAGTGACTATTTATAAGCATGATAAAGCTTAAAGATTTACTAAGCGAGGATGCTACAATGTCCTACCTCTTATCCGTAATGCCTTACAAAATAAAAGATGAGGGAATGTTTAAAGCGGCTTATTTTGGTAAAAGCGCAATCAGATACAGGACTAAAAAATACCCCGACATCAATGGTGGAGAACCAGTATATGAAATGCATTTAGACTTGCACCCTTCAGATCAAGGAAAGGGATTAGCAAAGGACATGATAAAAGTCTTTCTGTATAAAGAAGGTGGAGTAGCTTATTTTAGTCATGGAAGAATAATTAATCCACAAATGTACAAAGTCCTAGATAAAATAAAAGAAGATCCAAAGTGGCTTGTACAAGATGTAGGTGACGGTATTACCGTTGAGGACGTTGAGGAAAAATAAAGTTGTAACTTTCAATTATTTTTCTTACATTTAGGTTATGATAAATACAAATAGAATAGTACTACTATTTGGAAAAATATGTAGTGGAAAAAGTACATACGCACACGCACTTTGTTATATTACAAAAGCACAAAGAATCACAGTATCAGACATTGTAAAAAGAGTATCAGGTAAAGCATCTCGTAGTGAGCTACAGAATACAGCTCATATGGATCAAGATATCTGCTATGAGCTTTGTCAGGAAATCAACAAATATGACAAAGTAGTGATTGATGGTATTAGACAATATACCAT